TGGCAGTTTTTTAGGAAGGGGGGGTTTCTTATTTCTTGATTTTGAATCTCCTTCTTTAGGAGCATAAGCTGTACCCGGTGCTGCCTTATAAGTTCCTTTACCGCTTTTTGATTTTGAATTTCCTCGTTCTTTAGCAGATAAGGTTCCATCACTAACGGAAGAAATACCAAGCATATCGTGAACAAAATCAGCGACTCCATAGGCGGCAGCACCACCAGCGGCAGCAGCACCAACCCTACGATTAGTATTTTTTCTTTTATTGCGCATATATTTCTGTGCTTCATCTAAAATTGCACCTTTAACTTGATTCTCTGACATACCTTCTAATATGTCTTTATCCATGCCTAATTTGGACATTAAACGATTTATTTGTCTTCCACCTGCTTGTGCAATAACATCAGCTAGTTTTATAGTTGCTTTAATTTTTCCCGTTGCCATTAGTCATCCTCCTCAACAACTGCTTTAGGTGGCATAAGCATGACACCCCCAGATGCTTCTACCTGCATCTTCTCTGTCTTCACTAGACCCACACGGTCAAGCAGTTCTTTGGCTGCAGACATCTTATCACGAATACCCAACTCAGTCGGGTCGTACAATGCACCTGTCATCGCCATTGCAGCCTTCGGCGCATTACGTGCCATATACATTTGTGTTGCTTCCAAGATTTCTTCTTTAAGACCTTTAACAATTTCCGAAGTGCTAGAAGTGTCAGCATAACCTGCCATCTTTTTTGCCATTACCATATCGCCACCCGCTTCTTCAAACAGGACGTTTAAAAATGCTTGTTGCTTTTCTGTTAGTTCTCTAGCCATTAGTCTAGTTTTTCCTTTACGTAGTCCACAACCATGTCTAAAAAACCGGGAGATTGTTTATACTTATTGCCTGTGCCAGTTTTTTTAGCAATACTTTCTTTCTTTGGGTCTTTACCGCCGTAATAGGTCTGACCCGAAGTGCCTTTTGTTTTTACAATGTAACCCATCAAAATTCTCCATTGTGCATTGCGTTAGCCAGCTTAGTAGCCCTGCCTTTTACTTGATTTGCCCATCTGCTGTCCAGCATTTCTTTTGCAGCAATGTCAAACTTTTCTTCGTGGATAGCAGCCCACATCTTTTTAAACTTACACAGTCTAGGTACGCCCATATTAAATGCCATATCCATAACTATAAGTTGACGTACAGAGTCCAATCTGTCCACGCAAGGGTGCGCACGTACCAGTTCTTCTTCGACAATCTGCACGTCATTTGTTGCTAGATAGACCGCATCAGCTTCGGTGATTCCATACTCATACACATGGTCAATACTAGGAATGTCTAATTCGTCTAGTTCCTGCTTTGTAATGCCACGGTCTTCTAGGTTTCGTCCGATACCAATAGTATCAATTCCAAGAGTGTCTTTGTACACTTGTAGCTTCAAGCCTTCGTGCTTGATTAATTCATCAATAAAATGTTCTCTACGGTACTTCATGTTTCCATAGCCCCTACGATACCACATTTATATTCGATAGATGCCCATGAACCATCTTTTGGTATCTCTTCGTATATCTGTTTATATCGTATACATTCATTTTCTTTATCGAACCACTGAACAGTTTGATTAAAGCATTTACCGTCTGAGGTACATATAGTAAGCACCAATGCCCAAATCATTATGTTCATTTTTGTTCATGCCCCATCCATACAGCAAAGGCACCAGTCATTGCACCAACTACGGTAGATACAAATGCAGTTTGCTGGGTAGTAGCTGCTGGGCCTAAGTCCATAAACCACTGCACTACCTGATAAGCCATGATGGTCATAGCCAGCATCATTGCTCTAGGTAGTAACTTCCACGCTAGAATCTTTTCCATTGTGTAGGTCATTTTTTACCAAAGAACTTTGTAGCTGAACGTACGCCAAAAGAAGCGGCAACGATAACTCCCAGTGAGTACTGATACCACTCAGGCATTGCTTGTAACTGTAAGAATCCATTTGCTACCACCTCTTCCATGCCGGGAATAAATGCCAGTATCAATGGGATGCTGAAAAGAATAGTAAGCCACTCATCCTTCCACGAAGATGCGCTACCTTTAGCCATCTCCAAATCCCAATCAATTTCACCAGTAGCTTTCTTCTGCATTACGATAGCTTCAGCTTCAGCTTTGGCTACACGTGTCTTTGCTTGGGCTTTCTTTTCTTCTACCTTGCCAGACATCCATGTGCCAGCAAGTTCAGCAATAGGTCCAATAAGTAAATTAAGCATTATACTCCCCGTCTAAACTGCGCCGTTTTCTTTTGTATCTTTTTAGGCTGCTTGACGAATTGCTTACCAGCACGAGTTCCTGCTCTTTTAGCACGAGTGGTGGCTGCGTATTCTTGCGGCGAAAGCGATTTGATAGCAGCCTCTGGTAAGTAACGCTCACCTGTTTTGGCGGATGGTTGACCACTCTTGGTTCTCCACTTTTGTTTAGTCCAGTTCTTTAAACTTTGTTGTGGTGATTTTAATGCCATGAATAAGTTATACCATTATCTTATACGATTGTCAAGAGAAAAATTAAAAAAGCAACAGCAGCCAGTACAACTGAACCTACGCCAACACCTATTTTTACAGTTTCCATAATTTCATTGTGACGTTTTATTGCTTCACGTTTTGCTTGGAGTGCTGCTTCTTTTGCTTGCTGTATGCGCCTAGCCCTTTCATCAACAATGCTTTGCCAAGTGCCGGGACCAAAACGCATATCAACTAGAGTACGCATTTCCTGTATTTTTTCTTGCGCTAATCTAGCATCTATAACTTCTTGTGCAACAGACTCTATTCCAAACTGGTCGCCTAGACTGCTACCCGATTTCTTAGACCTTTGTTGTTGTACTTGCTTTTCGCCCTCAAGTAGATTATCTACATACTTTGCGATGTCGCCAATATCGTTGGCGGTATTAATGGTAGATTTAATACCATCTACGGCACTCTTTACTAGTGCGATACCCGCAAGGGCTTCTGCAATCATCTCTGTTCCTCATTGGTTGGTTGATAGTCATTTGTTTTTACGCTGCCAGTGCGGGGTTACTAGCATCTAGTTGCATCCACTTAGACCACTCTGCGTAATAGTGGCGCATACCTACTTCATCGTGGATTGTGCTATTCTCATGTCTTCCATGCAAGATGTTACGGGGTTCGGTGCCTTCACGCATTGTAGTACCTTGACCTGCGACACCAATCAGGTCTTCATGTAAGTTTCTACCAAACGGCCCCCATATAGAGTTATGATGTTTGATACGTGTCTGTCGTTCTTTGGGGGTATCTTTCTTTAGGCCATAACCACGGAACTCAATCAGTACTTTGTTTGGTCCTAGTGGTGTTACACTGTCGCTACGATAGGCACTGCCACGTAGGTTAAAGTTATAGCCGGGGAATAAGTCTACCATATACCACTGGTTAGGTGGAAGGTTAGGGAAACTAAGTTCTCCTCTGTCTTCAAAACCATCGTACTCTTCGTAGTTAACTGTAAAGCTACTGACGTTGACGTGTCCGTTATCAAATGGGATATTTTTTCTAGCAAAGTATTCATCGTTAAATCCTGACACACGGTTAAAGTAATGCATAAAGTCGTGGTAAAACTCTGAATTAGTATCGTGCCACAGTTTGTAGTTAGTGTCTATTACCGCCTTATGGTAATGAAACACTTCCATCTCTTCAGTATCAATAGCATCAGCAATACAATCAAACGCACCTGCTGTCCATTCATCTACGCTTTGTGTGGGATTGGGGTCTAGTGTCACCCAGACCATTCCACCGTGTTTAACTTCGCAGTGTAGTTCTAGTTTAAGTGATACCATAGGTACAGCCAGTGTTCCACTAGGTTTATTGATAGTGTGATTTTTATATGCCTTTACGCCATCGCCTGTGTTCCATGCAATAACATTTACACCAGCTATTTGCGTTGTTCTAAAGTTACCTTTGTTGTACATCTCACTGATGTGGCACATAGGCACCCAGACTTTAGAAAATATGTTTTCTTGTTCCTGCTCATATAGGCTGCGGTCTGAATATATTAAAGAGTTTATGTATTCTACTTTAGGTTTCTTATTCCAGTCTTTATGATTACGTGGTGCCATTAATTATTTTCCTTTATTTTGTTACGGCATCATCATGTAGAACCCACTGCAACCGTAAAACATCTTGTCTTAATTCTTCTATATCTTTTGCAGTAGCATGACCTACCATTACTTCACGCATTTCAAGCTGAAGGTCATTAACTGTTTTCATATTCCATGCGGCTAATGCCATAAGCAATGCCATTAAGCCGCCAACAATTTGCTTTTCCATTAGGATTTATATCCCCCACCAGCCTTCTTGTACTCTAAGGCTAGTAACTGTGCCTTACGTGCTGACCATTGACCCGGTTTACCGCCACGTGAACCAGCTTTGATTTTTTCAAACAGTCTTTTTCGCAGAGCAGGTTTAGTATAGTTACCTGCTTTATTTACTGTACTTTTCTTTTTCGGGGTAGTCTTTTTTCTAGGTGCCATAGTTATTACCTTGCGGGATCAAAATATTCTTCTACGGATATTGTAACATCAAGTATCATGCCACTTTCTATGTACGCTAAAATCTTATCTTTTTGATGCAAGGTAAAAAAGTTTCCAGATACTACATCGTGAGTTGTGTTTGCACTCATACCCAAGCCATTTATAATATAATGATATGTTGCGTCATCATTATGATAAAACTGCAGGTATGCTTTTTTATTATTATTAGTGCCGTTGCTCAGATGTAAAAATCTAACAATAGCACTATAATTATCCGGCACAGTATAAATAAGGTCAGCACTTGCATCAGCAGAAATGCTGGTTATTGTTTTACTTTCCGTAGTAAACTTAGCTACACTGAGATCAGGCATTATCGTTCCAGTCTAATACACGCTTGTGCATCTTCCAAAACCAATTGCCTACACAGGTAAAGGGCTTGCCCATATAGAGCAAAGCCCATCCCAGATATTTGATTGCCTGACGTTTAATCATTTCTTTTTCGCCATCCCGCCACGCATCATTTTCTTTTTAGCCATTTTAGCCATTCCACCGCCACGCATCTTCTTGGCTGCTACACCGCCACCACGCATCTTTTTAGATGCCATCTTAGCCATGCCGCCGCCACGCATTTTTTTCTTAGCTACCATTTCTAAGTTCCCTTCTATCTAATACTAGACTCTTATACACTTCCTCTGGAAAGTGTTTATAATACCCAGACTTCTCCAGACTCAGTGCTGCATCGTCTAGTGTAGACAGTCTTTGTACAAACACCATGCAGTACACAAGACCTTCATCTGTTGCATCCTCATCAACAAGGAAATCCAGACCCGCCTCTTCAGCGTCATAGTCTGGATGAAACACCATGAGGTGCATATCTTTACCTGCTATGGACATGGCTTCGTTTATGCCATCACAATATCCATCTAGGTATTCCATGTCAGGTAAGTATTGATTTGCCCACACTACTATGTCATAGTCGTGCTGCTCAAACTGTTTGACTTCAGATACCAGTCCCTCTAGTCCTGTATTGATACTGAAGGATACCTTATCATCTAACCACGCTTGTTTTGCATAGGGGCAGGGTGGTAGGCCGTTAAGTTTTTTGTTGGATACTTCTAGGAAGTCGTGCGACCACTTACGTATGTCAGCTTCTACTGGATGCATTTACTTGCCAGTAATTTTGTTATACGCCTCTGGGCTGGCAGCTTTGAGTGCCTTCAGGCCGGGGTTGTCTTTAACCATACCACCTGCTGCATACATATGTTGCTTACCGCCTGACATACCGCCACGCATCATCTTAGCTTTGCCTTTAGGTAATTCAGCCATGCCTACACCGATAGAGATAACAGGTACTTTCTTTGTGGCTTTACCGCCTTTAGACATTTTCTTTTTGCCCTGATTTTCTTCATTTTGTTTTTGTCTAATCTTAGAGCCAAACATTTTCTGTACGGCTGCATCGCTCATATTGTTTTCTTTGCCGTACTTCATCGCATAGGCTTGCAGTTCTGATGAAGACATTTTGTCTAGCTTAGATTCAAACATTATTTTTTCTTTCTATTGTCTACGGATGACAGCAGCAAGCCGCCTTTGTTCATACGGAAGTCATGTGCGCCTGTTGCACGTTTGGTGACTTTGCCGCCACGGTTCATGGGTGAATCAAGTTCAGTATTTCCGGGTTTACCTCTGCGTGATGTAACTTCTCTACGTCCGGGTTGTCGTGTATTACTTCTGTCCACAGGCCGTAGATTATATTTTCTATCACCTACAATTGCGCCAGTCTCACTTGGACGTGTACCCTTTTGTCCTTGAGAATTACCACTTACCATAGAACGTATTTCTACAAGAAACTCTTTTTTAGTTTTACTGCCGTCCAGTATCTTGTTGAATAGCTGTGTGCCTTTTCTTTGACCAAAGACAGCTATTAAAGACTTCTTAGCATCCTGAACCATTCTGTCACTAGTGTCAATTGTACGTGTACCAGCAGATTCTAACTGAGGAGTTTTGCCTTGCTTTAAACTTTCCTTTTCCAAGATAGCGTCTAATCGCCGTTTACCCGGAGCATCTAGTGATGCTTTTGCACTGCGAATAAGTTGCTCTTGAAGATTTTTATTTAATTTAAAAAACTCAGGAACTAACTCACCTCCACCTTTACCCGTTTTAGGGTCTGGCATAATTGCAGCTAATGCAATATCTTTATCTGTTTTAGGTGTTCCTCTAGGTTTGCCTCTGCTTCCTCTGGAAATATTAGTACGTCTATTTTTTTCTGCTCGTACATCCGCCTCTTTACGTTTCTTTCTAATCTCGTCAAACTCTGCTTGACGTTTTGCTTTTTCGGCTTTAGTGGGTGCAGCTTTAATGTAAGCAGCATAGGCTTTATTTTCTACATCACGTGCAGCCATTCCGGGTGATGCATTTTTCTGGTCTTTAATAAAGTTAGCAATAGACCTAGAGCCTATATTAGTTTTACCGGGAGCATTAGTACTGCGACCCGCACTAGCCGCACCACGTGCCTGATTAGTTTCAGACACAGACCGTGAGGCATCACTTTCTACTTCAATATCAACCTCTGGCTTATCTCTAAACCTCAGTCCACGTTGCGTTGCTGCGGCTTCTACATTACGTGGCGGCGACTTTGGTTTTGGTTTTGGCTTATCTTTTGGAGCCTTTACACTTTTCTCTTCAGCTTTTTTAGCTTCAAATTTATTTAGACCTTGGCCTAGTTGTTCGTCTGTTAATTGACCAACCCCACTTTTTTTACTTGTACCAAATTTGTTTTTGGCAGCAGTAACTCCAAATCTAGAAATATATTTTATTATGCTAGTTGCGCCAGCCATAGTGTATTCTCCTTACCACTTAACTTTGTGTGACCAATATTTCGCAGACAGCTTAGTGGTAGGCTTACCCTGCGCATCGTGTCTTGCGTAGTACGACTTCTTACGTGCTTTGTCTTTAGCACTTGTAGGATTCTTGCCAGCACCTTTTACGCCCTGCTGACCGAAGCGAATAAATTTATACTTGCCACCCTCGGATGCCATCACGCAATGTGACTTAGTTGGGTGCTTGGGTGTCCGCTTGGGTTTGTTAACGCCAGTCAGACCTTCCTCTTTCATTTTGTTTTTGACACGTTCAGGTATTGCCATTACGTACTTAATCCTTTTTGTGGCATAGCCATATCTAAGTCAACCTTAGTACACCTTGCTCGCCAATCAACTATTTCGCCAGCATCTACCATTGACTGATGATACTGCATCACATACTCTGTGCTAGGGCATTCCTGT